CGTTATTGTTATGCGATTTTAAATCCTGAACATACATGTTCGACTTTTAAAAACAATGTTCACCTAATGACTTATGGTGATGATAATGTAATGGGCGTATCCAAGCTTGCACCTTGGTTTGATCATACAACTGTACAACAAGTTTTGAGTAACCATGGTGTGACATACACTATGGCTGATAAAACATCTGCTTCTGTACCATATATTCATATTGATCAGGTCTCCTTTTTGAAGCGCGAATGGCGTTTCGATCCAGAAGTAGGTCATTTTTTGTGTCCTTTGGATGAAGAGTCGATAGAGAAAAGTCTTATGACGTGTGTTGCATCTAAGAGTATCGCACCTGAAGAACAAGCTATGGCTATTATGTCAACTGCCAGTAATGAATACTGGTTTTATGGACGAGAGAAGTTTGAGAAAATGCGGAAAATATTTTTGGAGATAGTTCATCAGCAAGGTTTGGATATTTTGATTGAAGAATCAACTTTTCCATCGTGGGAGACGATCTACGAGCGATATACTTCTTATGAAGAGAAGCGAACTTGGCAGGAAAGTTTGAAACATTTTGTGTAGAAGACTTTGTGCTCAATATCACGTTAAAATGTTGATTTGTGATTGTTTCCTCAACAATCACATCTCATTTAGGGGAATGTGGGGTAACATTCTAAATACCCAAATTTATGGTGTGGGTTTGCGACCCCCCATATCTTATAATCTGCTACTAATCTATTTATTGAGGAGTTGGTCCGTGAAAACCAACAAGGTTGTATTGATTTACCAGAAAATCAATCGTACTCTGATAGCGTTTATCAGATCCACAGTCATGTGGAATTTCAATGGCAGTCAGATAATGATGTTTCTCTCGGCACTGAAGAAAATTCTTCTATTGTTGAGAACACTACAGGAACATTATCTTTCTTGGAAAAACCAACTGGATACTCTGTTGGATTTTCTGCTGAATTGCCTCAGGAATCATATGCAGACGCCACGCCAGACGTGAGTTTGTCTGATTTCTTTAAACG